GCCACGCCCACCGACGAGCGCGATTATATCCTGGAGCGATTTAAGGCCGGGCACATTCAATGCTTGACCAACTGCGACGTTTTAACGACCGGGTTTGACGCGCCGGCGATTGATATGCTCGTCTTTTTGCGACCCACTCAAAGCCAGGGGTTATATGTCCAAATGTGCGGCCGGGGTATGCGCCTGGCTGAAAGTAAGAACGATTGCCTGGTCCTAGATTTCGGTGGTAATACTCAGCGCCATGGCCCCATAAACTCGCTTAATCCACAAGGCGAACAAAAGGCAAAGGGAAGCAAGGCAACACCACCGTCCAGGACGTGCCCAGTTTGTAAAACCATTATGGCGGCGTCTTGCACTAAATGCCCCGAATGTGGCCACTTGTTTCCACGCGATATAACTCACGATCAAACCGCCAGCACGGCCGCCCTTTTGCTGGATTTGGCTTTGCCTATCCCCATAAAACACGAATGGCATAACGTCAATAATGTGAATATTGCTAGGCATAAAAAACTTGGCAAACCCGATTCGGTCCGGGTCACTTATTGCACCAGCGGCGGCGACTTTTCGACTTGGGTTTGCCCGGCTCATGGTGGGTATGCTGCCGATAGAGCGCACGCGTGGATAACTGCCCATTTTCCGACATTGCAGGAACATACGACCGACGCGATTTTGGATAATGTGGGCAACGGCACCATCCCGTTTTCTATCCGCGTCAAAGAGAGTGATAAATACCCAAACATTACCCGTTATGACTTCTCTGAGTTCAGAGAAGAATTACCTTTTTAACTTTAATAATGCTATTGAGAGCTAACATTATGTTTTACACAAAACCAATCAAAAGCCCCAATGGCAAAGACTATGGGTTTTTATTGTCAATAAAAAAGAGTAAGTTAGAATCACTAACTCGCTCAAAAAGCGAGGTGGTTTATGTTAGATAGAATAACTATCAAACGATTTTCTGAGTTATCCGGGTATACGGAATTAGCGATCAGATCAAAAATAAAGAACGGGGTCTGGCTTGAAAATTTAGTAATTTTTAGGGCACCAGATAACCGAATATTAATTAGTTTAAGAGGATACGAGCAATGGGTAGACGAGAAAAGAAATACAGCGGAGTTTCGCCAGGGTCTAAAAGTACAATCAGTATCAGGTTTGAATACCCCACCCCCGAAAACAGGCAAAGGGAATTCTTACAATTGCAGCCCACCCCCGCTAACCTAGAGCGCGCTTATAGGCATTTAGGCGCGATTAAAGATGCAATAAAAATGGGCACATTTGATTATGCCGCCACTTTCCCAAAATCAAAAAGAGCATTAAAATACACAAACTGCACGCTTGTATATGAATATTTAAATGCCTGGTTAAGTAGACAAAAACATATAAAATCTGGCACTCGCGTATTTTATAACAGAATTATTCAAGGTCAAATAAAAGGCTCCCCACTTGAAAAAACGCCACTGGTGTCCCTTACTTGGTCCATGGTAAGAGATTGGGCATTGGAGATGGACGTATTACCTAAGACACGATCAAGCCGCCTAACAGTGCTTAGAGGCGCTTTAGATGATGCTTTAGATGATGGGATAATAACAATCAACCCATTAATTGGTAAACGCTTAAAAAAACAGTCTGTAATAATACAATCAGAAGCGACCAGGGTGGACCCTTTTTCATGGGATGAACAATCCGCTATAAATAAAGCCGCCTCACATCAATTTGGCACAATGCTGACGTTTTCTTTTTTCACGGGGTTAAGGCCAGAAGAGATACGCGGGTTAACTTGGGACCGGGTTGATTTTGTGGGTCACACTGTTTTGATTGACCGGGTAATTACCGATGCAAGCCTGGGTAAATTTGAGCCACCTAAAACACAAAATTCATTCCGCACGGTAGAGTTAACTAAACCGGCTTTTGACGCTTTAATTGCCTACAAACAATATTCATTTCTCCAGGGCGGCTTAATATTTTTAAACCCACAAACTGGCAAACCTTATAGCACCACCAACAAAATAAGGGCGCAATGGATTATCGTATTAAAAAAGGCCGGCGTGCGTTATCGGGTGCCCTATCAAACTAGGCACACTTATGCCTCTACAATGTTGGCGGTGGGAGAGGATTTGGCTTATATAGCAAAACAGATGGGACATTCTGACATAACGGTGACGTTAAAATACTACGCTCGTTTTATTCAAAATACGGGAATTAGGCATGGGAAAAAACTAGAAGATGCTTTTAATCTATCTAACCAAAAATCAGCCAGGGGATAACACCCTTGGTCACTTTGGTCACTTTCTGGTCATAATGACCTGTAAGTCATTGATTTATATGGTGCGGACGGAGAGACTCGATGTTAAAATCAAAAAGTTATACCGTTATAAATCAATGACTTATACTTATAATTCTATGCCTTATTGGTCCTTATCGGGCTTGATTGGGCTGACTTTGGTCACTTTTTTGGTCACTTTTTAAAACACCCAATATAATTTTTTTTAACTTTTTTTCCCAAATAAATTTGTTAACTTTTGATAACCAACAGACGCCGCAACCAGGACCGCCAGGGCTTGTTTATACCAATCTGGCATTAGGTCCAAAACCCTAAAACCTTGCTCCACATAGGGCACCGCTGACGGTATAAATGCCAGTACCAGGGGAATGGAAAAGAGCAAAGTAAACCATTCGTCTTTTAAACTTTCGTTGCTGTTTTTCGCGTGTATTTCGTCCCAGGTGCCCGACTGTTTTAGCTTCTCCTGGATGGCATTATTGCGCCCCTCGATCTCCGCTTTTTTGTTGTCCATTTTACCCTGGAGAAAAGTACCACCGACACCGACCAGCGTTTTGATTAATCCAAGCATTTTAATAATCTCCTGATCGAATCATCTGTGTTATTTCATTCGCCCTGGCTGGTGTTTGACTTGCCCAATTACTGTCCAAAAATTCATCGGCTGCCAAATCAAAATCACCATTTGCCATGTATGCCAGGCTCTTTTTAAACTTCTTTAACCTGGGCAATCCCAATTGAAAACAAATATTAATCATGCAATCTTTTCTCACTTCGTCCAATTCTGCGAACCAGGAGAAGGTTAAAAGCAATTCTTTTTTGACCCTGGCCACATCGTTGGCCAATAAAAAATCAATTTCGGTGTCGGATAAACCAATGCCACCCGCCGGGTCAATATTGCGCCCCACCCCTATGGTGATCTTTTCGGCCGTGCATTTATACGCGTGCGTTTCTACGCCTTCATGGGCGCGCAACATTTCAATAATCATGCTCATTAGTTTAGGTCCCCATTAATATAAAACCAGATTGCGGCCGCCCCTGCGCCCAGGATAAATAAACCTTTTCGGACCACACTTTCGCCGACTTTTTGATAAAATCTGGCATAAGCAATCTCACTTGCCCTGGATGCAATTTGCTCGATTTCTTCGTCGGTTAATGGTTGTCTATTTTCCATATTCATTTCGTCACTTTTTCAAAGGTTGAATGGTGCCCGTAAAAATTGCCAACCGGGTTAGCTTTTATATAAACTGCGACGCCAATTAATAACCCCATGGCGCCAATCATTACCAGCCCGACCGTAATGGCAATATTTAAATTTTTGGCCATTGCTTTTGCACGCGCTGCTTTTTTAACTCTTAATGCGTGCGCCTCTTCTTTTCGCTCGCGGTGCCATTGTGCCTCGTATGCTATAAAATCACTCCACGCCTGGAGGCGCGTTTTGGAAATGGCAAACTCCAATTCTTTACGCTGGCGCCTGATTAATTCTTGTGCTTGCCAACTTTCCAGGGCGCTACCTTGACCCACTTTATTGCCAGGTTTTTTATTAATCTCACTGGATGCCGTAAACCATTTGGATAATGCCTGGCCCATTTGTACCAGGTCGCGGCCGTTGTTCAAACCCTCTTTGATCACTGCAAAGCTGGCATTTAAGGCCATTAGCTCGACAATCAAAATCTAGCCACCCAGTACAATGTTGAAATCGGACCCCGGTTTTCATACGCCAGGACCCCGTTTATTTTCCGCACCGCAAATCGCTCATTATTTTGCCCCTGGTCGGTTTGGGGTTCGGCCACGACAACCTGGCCCACCGGGGCTGGCTGAATCATTACCGCGTAAACCTCAGAAACGGTGGACCACATTTAAGCCTCTAGTGCTTCAATGCGAGCAATTAGCTCCTGAATGGTTGCTGTTAATAGTGGAACCAATTTAGCTTGGTCAATGCCTTGCATATCAGGAACGCTGCGTGTACCCATGACTGCTGCTGTAGTCTCTACACCTTCATCGTCTAAGACTGCTGGAGTCACTTCATACTCTTCATCCATCATGGCATCTTTAGTGCCGCTAATACACTCTGGCACAACCTCGCCTGCTTCGTGAGCAAGGAATCCGTCTATTGTTACTAAAGGTTCTGATATGAAGTTAAACCGACTAGGCTTTAATGCTTTTAATCTATTAGTAGAGTCAGTCATTGGTACTACGTTTTCTTTTACACGATAATCTGACGTTGTTTCATAAGACACGCCAGTTGTGCCATTTAATTTTATACTGCCGACATTGTTGCTGTTTCTATAAAAAGATTGAATATTTTCATCATTACTGCCATTTATTAAATTTAGATAAATCATTGCATATCCAGTTTTTTCACCATCTGAAGAAAACTGCATAGAAGCATTATTTGTACCGTTATCTTTTTGAAACCTAAAAGTACCTGCGCCAGAAGTATCTGCCCAAGGTGTAGAAGATGTGCCACTTCCTAAAAATAAATTACCACCATTATCAATAGTCATAGCAGTAGTCCAGCTTATCGCTGCGTCTGCTGTTCCGCTTGGGGCTACTTTGAATATATGTTTACCTTGAGCTTGAGCGTATGATGATGCTAAAGCAGTATCTATGTATTTGTAACCTGAATTGTAATAACTATTGTTTGAATATTCTGTATCTGAACCAGCAGCAACTGAACCTCTACCCCCTATTTGTAAAACACCTCCAAACCCCGCCCAAGCCTCTGGCGTTACACCAATACCCACGTTGCCTGAGCTGTCTATGCGCATACGTTCATCAATAGCGCCACCTGCCGCTTCTGTTTTAAACAGTAACGCTCCAGAAGAGGTTGAACCATCTGCGATTCCATTAATACTTGCTAGTGAAGTATCAGTAGAGTTACCAAAATGAATTATTCCTAAACTTCCCGTAGTTGAACTATCTGAGCTAGTTAATCCTATTACACCACCAGAGTTGGCTAATGTGTTTTCTACGTTTAATTGGCGGTTTGGCGAGGCAGTACCAATGCCCACGTTGCCATAAAACCTAGAGACTCCTGACTCATAAAAGTGGGCAATATTTGTGCCGTTAGCTCCATCAATATTCACACTAGTTGATGCTGCTAAAACAAGATTACCAGTGCCGACATCTTTTATTCTACTGTGTCCCCCATCATGGTAAATCTGTAGATCATCACCAGCACCAAACTTAGCCTTGACGTTATCAGCATGACCAGTATCGCCCGTCATAGTGCCGCCAGCTTTGGGTAGACTTGCAGATGTTGCATTAGTTATCGTTATCTTCTTGGTAGTCCCACTATCATTGACCACCAACTCTTCTGCACCATCAGGGCTAGTGAGTGCCGTTAATTCGCTTATTTTAACGTCTGCCATAAATTACCCCTTAATTTCCATTAGTGTCATTGTTGAAAATGCTCCCCTGCCACCTAACCTTGCATCTCCTGACGAATCAACTTTTCTAAATGCGATAGTATAAGTAACGCTTGAAGTGCTTGAAGGTGAATCTATATAGCTCGCCGAAACACAATTGTCAGAAGATGAATTAGTTCCTACTCCAGCATTGTGAATACAAAATGCTCCCGTAGTATTTTGACCACCGCTCCCTGCTAAATTTGTTCCACTTAAACTTGTGTTTATACCTGAACCACGAAAAACAGTAACGGCAACAGATCCAGCACTTGCGGTGGGGGCACATTGACAATTCACATTAAATTGAACCAATATTTTGTTTGATGTGCTGGATGGTGTAATTGACGCGTTCATTTTACTACCTACCATTACGCTTGAACTTGTAATTTCCAAACTATTGGTAAGAGTTTGAGGAACCTCCACAACCTGTAAAATTGACCCTGCTGGCATTTGGGAATCTGTCAAATTACCCACTGCCGTTGCCACCGCTGAATCGACTAATGTTTTTACAAACGCTGTTGTGGCCACGCTGGTATCATTGTCGCCACTAGCTGGTGTTGGCGCTGTTGGATTGCCTGTTAATGCCGGGCTGGCTAATGTCGCCAAGCCCAGGTTTGCGGCGTCTAATGCCCCCACTGTCACCCAGGCATTGTTCGCGCCGTTTCTAATCTTCAAAAGGCCGGCTGTGGTGTCTGCCCAATATTGATATGAAAACGTCGTGCTTGGTTCACTGCCTCCGCTGTTTTGACTGACCACCGCGTCCAAGACATTATTAATATCTGTTCTGACGGCTGCACCCGTGCCATTAGCTATATCATAGTCATGTTGAGCCATATTATGCTGCCTCTTTTCCGTAGCCAATTGCTTGCCAGTTAATGGACCTTGCAATGCCTGTATTTGATGAGTTAAAACACTGGACCGTAAAACCTGTCCTGGCTTTGCTTGTGACCCTAAAGTAGTCACCGCTGTTTGAATCGTTCATGGTGACACCAACAACCGGGACCGCTTTAAAATTGCTGTCAAATGAAACCGCTGTACTGCTTGCAGACACCGATAAATCGCTGGCTTTTTCTACTCGGTCGGGCATATCAACCGTCACCGAAAGGGCTGTAATTGCAATGTTATAATCTGAATCTGTATTGGTAACAATTACTCGAAATTCATACGCCCTGGCGTGATAGTCGCCCACCAAAAAGGGTGCCCAATCTGTCCAGGTGGGGTTTGATGCCGGGTTGTCGCTTGTGGTTCTCAATTCTAAAACGGCGGTGATTGCGTCTGAACTTGCCCCGTCGAAATTGTTCCAGGTATCCACAAGAGCGGTCCGGTAATCAATTAAATCTGACGCGACCGTTACGGATGAACTCAAATTGGCAGTTAAACGGCTGGTGTATGTTTCGCCAAGGTCAACGGAATTTGCAAAATAATATGACCCGCTGGATTCTATAATTCCAATATCACCAATTTCACGCGCTAATCTGTCGCCGTTTTCGGCAATTAAAAAGTCGCTGTTTTCGGCCAATATATACCTGGGCGCGCCGTCCAGTTTTAAAATATTATTAACCACAATCATATCGGTGCGAGTACCGCCAAAACTGGGGTTTTCTGTCGCTGTAACCACGGCGTTAAAATCTAAAATATTGGGCACCGTCGTTACTGCATATTTCGCATTGGTGCTAAATCGGCCACCTTCGTCAACGGCTTTGGCCATGTATGTGCCAGACAATAATGGAAGCACGGCAAAGGTCTGGCTTCCTGCAATCGCTTCGCCAATGTCCTGGCCATCTTCCCAAGTGGCATTTGAGGTTAACCGGCTGTGACGTATCCGAACATAACCACCATTAATCACGTCCAGGTCTGTAATTCGGGACCAGGTTAAATGGCATTGCCCATCCAGGGCACGAATTGAAAAGTTATTAACATCACCAGGAACGGCGGTTAATCCTGATATTGTCTTGTTGTTTAAATAAGCCCACTCAGATTTAGCGCCCAGTGAGTTAATTGACCTGGCTCTAAAATCATATTGCCCTGGCGGTATATCATCCACATTCGCTTTTAATGCGCTTGTGGTTGTAATAAAGGTATAAATCGACGCACCATTGGCTTTATATTCGGCCTCATAATTAACCACAAACGCATCATTAGGCGCTGCCCAAGAAAAGATCGCCCTGCTTTGCGTACCCTTGGAGTTTACCGTTATATATAATTCTTCTGATATGCCGGTCGGCAATGGCGACGCCACCAAAAACGGGTCCGGTAAATTGGTATCGGGCACGTTATCCGCTTCCGTTTTCACGGACCAAGGATAAATACTGTCCTGGTGTTCCACTAATGATACGGCCACCGTGCCGTCTGAATTAAGCGTTAATTTTTGGACCCTAAACGGTTTTGCGTTAAACCCTCCGGTTGAGTGGGTCACGCTTACAATGTCTGCAACAGAGCAATTTAGGGCTTCGCTTGTTGCGTTAAACGTCACCGTTAGCGCACTCCTAGAACGTTTCAAACCGATTTCGGCAATGTCCTGGGCGCTGTAGATATTGGTCGTGCATTGAAGGTCCATATTTCTGACCAACTCAATACCGCCATCCTCCAATAAATAAGCCGCCTCTTCTGCGCTTCCAGCAATGGGATATTCGATTTGGTTTAACTGCCAATTAGCCGACGGGTCCGGGAAGGTGGCCACGACCCTATTAAACTTCGTCTTTTTTGATTCGCTGCGAATAGATATGCCGCCAATAATGTGCGACTCGTCAAAAGCAAATGTCGCGCTTCCCTGGTCCTCAATCACTAGCCCATATTTACCCTGGCTATACGGCATAATGCCGCGCATTGAGGATAGTATTACTTTGACGTTACTAATTAAACTTTGACCGGTATTTATAACTGCGTTACAAGTGAAAATCTTTTGGTTTGAACTGCCAGTGTAAGATGTTACCAGGGCGTCACACTTGTTAGCTGCCGTATTAAATAAAGTGTCGTCAATAAATGATGATGCCAAGCCTTTGCCATAGCGCGAATTCGTTAAATAATCCCGCAAACACAAGGCCGGGTTTGAACTGTTGGCCACGGTCGCTGTGGCGCTGGTACGGCTGTCGTAAACCTTTTTACCCTGGACCACTGCATGGATTGTTGGAATGGAGCCAAACGCGTCCTGGTCCCATTTAAAGCGTATGGCTAAATAAGCAACGC